AGCGTATTCCCTGAAATTGAACCCTTCGAATCCACATGGGAGTGCGTCGATTGGAGCGTCTTGATTAATTTCTAACATTACAAATTTGGAATTCAATTCGTATTCTCCATCAGATGTCCCAATCTTTTTTGCCACAAAGTTGTTTAAATTAGGGTCCATACTACAATTTGTGAAACTTTCAAGTACAACAGGTGCCGCATCAGAGTCAAAGAAATCTCTAACAAGAACATCGAAAGTTCCATTGTTAAATGAGATGTTTTGAATTGATAACTTAACTTCAATGTTTGCGTCATTTCCATCGGCAATTGTCATGAACTTGAACAATCTGAATACCTTGTTACCTCTTAGTTCCGAAACTAACCAAGGTGATGTAGGTGATTGGTATTTTTCTAAATACCAAGCGATTGATGTTGGGTCAAGACTTTGTCTTGCGTTTGGTAAATCAATCAGATTACATTTTAAACCTCTGATATATCCTTTTCTCCAAGCCCAAGTTAACAGATTTTGGAATCTTTCTTCCACAAACAAAGGTGTTGTTTGTCTCGGTTTACCAAAATTAGACTGTCCAAAAACTTTCGTAATGTATCTAGGGTCTGAGTTTTGGAATGATGTTTCGAAGAAGAAATTTTCTCCATCATTATTTGTAACATTTAAACCAAATGTTGCAAATGGATTTTTTGTAACCGCTGAATATACTCCAGAACAATCCATAGTTACATCAGTACTTCCCGTTACTTCGTATACCGCTCCGTCATCAGTTGAGTATGTTGCAATACCTCTTGAACGTAAAGTCGCAATAACTAAATCATCATAGTTTGTATAAGCCGTTCCTGAGTAATAGTATATTCTACCATGTAAATCACCAGTGTAACATTTTGTTGGTTTTACAGTTGATGTTGTTGTCGTAGTTGTAGGAAGTGGAGTATTACAAGGGTTTGTTGTTGTAGTAGTTGTTGGTGATGGTGGTGTAGTTGTAGTTGTAACAGGTATTAAAGTCAATCCTGAGATGTATGAATAAAAAGATGAACCTGTATATAGTCCTGCTCCTACATTATCAAACAAAGCGTAATACCAAGGGTCATTATTAGGGTCTGAGTAGTCTGCGGTGTTTGAACTTACACTGTCCAAATTGAAAACATTAGTTCCGGCACTATACAAAGTATTAAGTACATCATATGTATCTCCTGATATAACTCCATAATAGTATATTGAAGAATCTTCAGCAACCGTTACATCGTCTGCAGTAATTACATCGAAAATTTGTTGTGAAATATTTTGACTTAAGCTAGAAATACTTCCATTAAATTGTTCGTATGGTAGATTTAATTTGGCTAAAATTGGGTCAGGTAGTAATGTTTCATCTATTACAACAGAACCAATATCATTTGTACAAGCGGTAAATGGTACTACAAAGTCTTCAACCCAATATTGGAAACATTCGAACTCACAAGTAGCCGAACTTACTGCACCTGAAGTACACCAAAATGTAATAGATGTAGGGTCAACATTCGCTTGTGTAGTAATTGACCAAGAAGGACCCGCATCATATCCTGATAACCCTAAAATTCTTGTAACAAATAATTGATTGGACTGTTGTAAATAAGCCTTTGCTATATAAGCGGCTTCAAATTTTGGGATTTGTGTATTTACGAATTTTTCTGGTGAAGTTTCACCAAAAACTGTGGTAAACTCATCATAATTTCTAATAAAAATAGGTTCGAAGGCGGGACCTTTTTGTGTCTCACCAACAATACCCAAGGTTGTAACACCAACACTTTGTGCTACGAAACTCAAATCAACCTCTGAGGTATAAACCCCCGGTGATACGAATACTTTGTTTGCCATTATTCTTGTTTTTTGTTGTTAATTTATTTTTTATAGATAAATATTATCAAAAAAACCAAAATTCTTTACTTTTGACATACTATTTATAATTTGGGCAGAATATTTTCTTCCTTTTTTCTACCATGAAAACCGAAAAAAAGAAAATTAAAAATTTAAAGATATCACCTGAAGTGCATAATTTGTTAAAAACCTATTGTGATAAAAAAGGTATCAAAATGTACAGGTTTTTAGAAAAACTTATTGTGGAAAAGTGTAAAGAAAAAAAAGATATCTATGGAGAAAACTAAAGTAATTTAGATTCCAACTCTATTATTCCATCTTTGGTATTGTCGTCTTTGACAATGGTGATTTTTAAAGTATCATTTGTATTGATTTGAATCTCAGATATATCAGAACCATAATATTCATTATTAATAAACACATCATAGGAATCAACGTTCTTTGTTGAGCCTACTGTTAAATTTGTGGTATAGTTAAACAGTTGGTGTATTGTAGTAACACCTGATAAAAATTGTACTGTTAATTCTGATGTTTGATTTTCTATTGGTGATTTAGGATTTCTTTTGGTAACTTTTGTATCAACCTCCAACACTTGTACTAATCTTGATACTGCTGGTGAAACTGTAAACTCATTTTCATCTATTAAGAATCCCAACATAGTAAACTCGTAACTTTGGATGTAGTATTTTCTTTTTTCTATATCCATTACGGATTCGTCTGAAATATTACCCATAACAATTGGAATATAATGTCCCTTTATTACAGTATATGCTTGTCTTGATGAAAATTTTTCTAATATAATTTTATTGAAAGTATTAAGTTCCCTCATTCTATTACAAACAATCTTTACTTGAAAAGTTATGTCTACTGGTACTGGTTGTGGTATTTTGTATATGTCCAATCCTCCCCTTTGTCCGTCCCAAGTGGGTACTTGAGCATAAAAAAATTGTCTCCTATTCGGAATTGTGTACATTGTAGACGGGTTTGTTCCGTATTTAACTTCAGGTATTCTTACAACAGTTACAAATGGGGGTTCTATATTTTTGTCTTGATTTTGAAACGACCACGTTTGTGTAAACTGAGCCCAATTCTGTGTTGTTATTAATATGTCCACAGTGGGGACTACTTTACCATCCACTTGTAATTTTAAATCTTCTTTCACAAAATCTAAAAAACCACCATCCAAGTCCGAGTGAAGTATCGATTTAGGTAAATAAGTACCGTCTCTATTGATTTTTTCTAATAGTTCCCTTCTCCTTTCCAACAATATTTTTGGCTCTGTTAGAGAAATATTTTTCTTTACTTTTTTTGGTAATGGCATTATCTATATAATAATTTTAGTAGCAATTTTTATTTATAATCCTCTAAATTCATTATCAACTACAGCAGATGCAATTATACTTCTATAAAAAGGTCTAGTACCTGCATAATTGTGTTTATTATCTGAAACAACTCTTCCATCATTAGTTACTGTATAATATCTTACCCTTGATTCAGATTCATAGTAACCAATATAGTCTCCGAAATTAATATCAATTTCTAATTCGTCCAACTGTTTTTGGTAAACTCCTACTTTGAGATTTCCAGGTTCTACTTGATTGAGTTTACTATTTCCTAAATTTTTATTCTCAGGGGCAAGTATTTGGACGAACCCTTTAAATTCTACAGGTGGTAAAAACTTAACCCCGTCTTTTACTGTTTCCCCATAAACGTCGTCGGTTTTAGTTTTTTTTCTATCAACTCTGTAAAGTACTAACGTAAAATTCATGTCTCCGTGCAACCATTCTTCACCAATACTAATGTCCAACCTAAAATCTTCATCTCCGAAGAATTTACCCAATCTTGTTATAGGAACTTTATTTTGTGACATATTGATAAATATTAAATAATTTGTTATTTTTAAATTGTGATTGACTCACTAATAAATTCATGCAATTAATTGAACGCAAAGCTTTAGATATTTTGGATACCTATGAAGGTGCTAATAATTACATCCTGAAGTTAAAAACACAAAAACAAACCAACAAAAAATTTTATCCAACAAGAGCTCAATCAGATTATATAATTTCATTTAAAGATACTACTCCTAAGATTGCTAGAAAATGGGTTGAATTAGACCCTTATTTTGCGAAGAAAATTGCCGATGAAAAACTATATACAACTATTCCCACCGAAGTTTGGATTGAAAAATTATTAGTTGAAAAAGATAAATCTTATCATGTTTGGGGAAAATTTTTTTCAGGGGAGACTATAAATGATTTTTGGTTACCTAAAGGTGCAATAATTAAAACAAATAGTATAAAAAATGTTGTTGTTGATTATTCCAAGTATTCTCATAGACCTCCTTTAGAACACCAAAAAATTGCTATTGAAAAATTGACAGGGAGCAAAAGGTTTATTCTTGCAGATGATATGGGATTGGGTAAAACCACATCTACAATTATTGCCGCGTTAGAGTCGGGTTCAAAAAAAATATTAATTATTTGTCCATCGTCTTTGAAAATAAATTGGGAAAGAGAAATAATGAACTATACAAATAGAAGTGTATTCATTTGTGAAGGAAAAAAGTTCTCAACCGAACACGACTTTGTGATTACTAATTACGATATTTTAAAAAACTTTCACGACACAAAAGACAGTGAAAAATCATTGATTTCCAAATCAAACTTTGATTTAATAATAATAGATGAAGCTCATTATGTACAAAATGCTCAGGCAAACAGAACCAAGTTAGTTAATCATTTTTGTAAAGATGTGGAAAGACTTTGGTTATTAACAGGAACACCTATGACAAACAGACCTATGAACTACTTCAATCTATTGAAATTAGTGGATAGTCCTGTAGCTCAAAATTGGATGGCTTACGCAATTAGATATTGTCAAGGATATCAGTTTAGAGCTGGTAACAGAAAAATATGGAATGTAACGGGGGCGTCAAATTTAGAAGAATTAAGGGATAGAACATCCAAACAAGTTTTGAGAAGGTTAAAAACCGAGGTCTTAGATTTACCTGATAAAATTATTACTCCTGTTTATTTGAGATTACAATCGAA